CCTACGACACGCCGTACAGCGTCCTGATGCGTCCAGGATGCCTGTGGGACAGTTATTGCATGGAGAACAGCCCAGCGAAGTCTTGGCTCGTATACTTGAAGCACCCGTTGACGAAGCACGCCTTATCCCAGATGGCATGACCATATTGGCCGGTCGAGAACGTCGAACCTGGGTTGAGATCGTGGTTCCAACCGTAGTTGCCGATGTCGCCTTGGCTGTTGAGGAAGTTCTTGATGGTCTTCTCGCGGAAGACGAGCAACAGCCTGGTGCCCATGACCACGGTGTAGGTCGGGCCGTTGCCGGTGCCAGGAGCCCCGCTGCCGTTGGGTGCCTGCCAGAATCCGATGAACTCTGGGTAGGTCTTGTAGTTGTCGAACAACAGACAGCCAGGTTGGACGCCCAGCGTGACCGCTTGGTTGACGCAGCCCACGAGGTTGCCCAAGAGATAGTAGTCGGGCTTTTGGAGGCAGTGGACGATGAGGTAGTGCGTGGTGGCCGTGACCCGCACGGTACTGGGGGCGTCGGGGTACACAGGGTAGCCTTGGCCGTTCTGCCACTTGGAGAACTCGTAGGGCACGGGCTGGTATTCCGCGGCCGGCTCCGCACGGTACTCAAACCAGACCGGTGCGTTGCTGATCGTCGGGTTGTTGCCGAGCAACGCCGGCCCACCGTTCCATGTGTTGCTGGTGGAGTCGAAGTACGGCTTGCGAAGCTCACAGTCGAACTGCACTTCGATGTAGGTGCCGGTGGGCGAGTAGGGGTATGGGCCGCCTGTGTTGTCCGTGTTGGTATTGCTGGTGTTCGACGTGGCGTTCTGAGAGTTCTCAGGATTGGTGCTGTCGAGAAAGCCAGCCAGGGCGAGGAACTCAGGATCGGCTCCGTCCATCGGGTCGGGCGGAAGCTGACTGATGGTGAGGTTGGTGTAATAGGGCCCTGTGATTACGGTGCCGGAGTTCGTTGGGTCCGCCACGTTACCTTGGGGCCAGTAAGGCGGTAGGTCGTCGCCGGCCGGATTGTCGAGAGTGATATCGGCCTGGGCTAATAGACCTCCACACATCGCCAGTTCGATGTTTTCTTGGGCCACGATGAAATTACGGCGTAGCTTCATTACGTCCCCCTGGTATTGCTCCAAGGGGGTGCCGGAGCGTTCAAGAAACATCGGAGCGTTCGGTGCAGCCATGGTTATGGTCCCCAGCGACAGGGTTGTTGTCGGTAGTGTCGTTGCGTCGGGGGTGCCGGAGGCGTACCGACGTTGATGAACATGCCGCGGCCACTCAGGTCCACCGAGCCGCCTGCCACTTCCATGTTTTGGAGTTGGTAGAGCAGCTTGGCGATGGCCTTGGGGTCGTTCGTCAACTGGCGAGTGAGGAGTTCTACATTACGGGTCATAGAACAAGTCCTCGAAGATGTGAGCGTTCGGGTTCATCTTGGATGCGATGGTCGGCGTGTAGACTTGCTCCGCAGCACGATAGACGCTACGGAAGTTGCCTTTCCACGTCTCGACCTTGTTCTTGGACCAGCCGGCCTGATAGTAGCCGAACGTGGCACCAAGGGTGTTAAGGATGGCCGGAGCACACGGGATACAGTCCCACGGCACCAGGCCGCCGCTGGTGAATTGGTTGTCGAAGTCGTACCAGGTATCCCAGATCAGCCGCCATGTGAAGTGATAGGTGATGTCGTAGTAGACACACGGCACGCACGCGACCTGATTAGGCTGGTCGGTGTGGGCGGCGTCCGTGTTATAGATCAAAGTGCCCTGCGGTGTCCAGCAGGTGGGGATGATGCGTTTCTGTACATCCACGCCGTCGAAGCGAATCGTGCCTTGGGGGAAGCACCGGCGATTGTCGCCGTCGCCAACCACAGGGAGCATCGGGATGTTGAATGTCGGTATCCAGTCCGAGTCCAGGTTGACCGTGTTGAGCAGCTTACTGATGGTGTCCCAATTCACGCGGCTGCACAGCCGGCGTTGCATGGAAAACTGCACGTAACCTTCGGGTACGAAGGCGTTGGACGGCTCCCATGAGGTAAACCCAGCCATCTTGCGGAAGACACGGCCTACCGCGGCAGCCCTGGGACCGTTGCCCGCCAGGCCGCCGACGTTCAACAGGATGCCCAGGCTCTTGTTCACGTCCACCGTCTTGCCCGCGATCTCGAATTGCGGGTCGCAGTAGTCGAAGTCACGGGCGATGTCATTGTCCGCCTGTGAGATGGGTGTCCAGCATGTGTGCAGGGGCTTGTAGATGGCGGTGAGGAAGCAGCCGGCTGGCAGGTTGGGTATGCCGCTGCTTGACGACACGGCACCCGCGTAGGCCGCCGTAGGACCGTCCGCGACCTCCCATTGGTTGAGAGCATTCATTACCATGTCGCGGGTGTCGGTCTGGGATGTCGTACCACGAAACCCTGTGGTAGGGCTGGCACTGATGGCGTCCTGCCTGATGGGGTCCGCGGTGACTTCGGTGCAATAGCAGTAGGACAGGATAGGGTCTACGTGCGGCACGAGTCGTACCGGCTGCTTGGCGTCGTTGTCGTAGGCGGCTCCCAAGAGGGTGCCGTAGACGATGGGACGGGCGGCGTAGGGAGCACACCACAGGCGGCGGGTGATAATCGTGCCGTCCGTGCTGATCTGTTCCAGCCGTTCACGAAATTCGAGTTCTTTGAGGTTGGCTGCCATTAGAACTTGGCTCCCATTATATTCTTGATCTTGAGGCCGTCGTTGCCGAAGCTGCGAAGGTTGGCCGCCATGGCACGGACGTGCTCAAGCATTTCCTGTCCGGCACCGCCGCCGGTCTGTTGGCCGCCGCTGGTAGCGAAGCTGGTGGCTCTATCCAGGGCCGCCCCAGGCTTGCCGCCGGACAGGTCGCCCATGAAGTTTTGTAGGAAGTCGCCTATCGAGGAGCCGACGATGGCCCCTGGCGTGCCTCCTAATGCAAAGCCCGCGGCTCCCGCGGCCTTGCCCGTGATTGTCTTGCCTTGAAGGGCCCCCAGCATGATGCCTTCGGACATGGAGAGTTTGGCCGCTCCCGCCGCCCCGGCAAGCCCTGCCTCTTCGGGGGCTGCCTCTGCCTCGTGGTAGCCGAAGGTCTGACGGAAGTTCTCTTCCTCTTGGGCGTGTCGGGCACGAAAGCGATTGTAGTCGTCATCGACGGTGTGAGCACGCTGGCCCACGTCGTCCGTCACCCCTGTGGCTTGGTAGGTACGAGTGTCAATAGGCGGGGCGATAGGACCTTCTAGGACCTCTTCTGCCGCATCTTCGGCCTTGGTATGCCACGCACTGCTCTCTGTTGCATCCTTCGGTCCCCAGGCCGCATAGGAGCTTTCCTGGGGCATGGCGTCGGGCGGCCCGACTGATGGGCTGTATTCGCCGGTGAGGTCGGGGGCAAAGCCCAGATCACCAGCCAAGTCACCCATGGCAGGCATTTCGGTCTCAGGCAGGGCCTCGTTGAGTTGCTGTTGCTGGGCCGCTTCCTCTTGAGCCCGCTGGACTTTCCGACGCAGTAGGTCGTCGTCCGATGTCGGCACACGCCGGGAGCCGACATTTCGGGACGGCACATGGCGTGTGCCGACATCGATTTCCAGGGGTACCCCCTCCCCGGCCAACGCATCGAGTTCGGCTGCTGATGGCTGTCCATACCCCATGTCCTGGGCAATCATGTCGCCGGAGGCAGCCGGATTTTCGGGCGTCGTCTCTGGCAGTCCCATGCCCGCATCTAGGAAAGCCTCTTCAAGACTGCGAGGCGTGCGGCCGTGCCGCTTGGCCATTTCTTCCAGCATCCGCTGTTGTTCGGCGTACTGGCCGCCTTCAACGAAACGACGAGCCGAGCGTTCTAGCTCACGACCGCCGGTGCTGAGAAAATGCTCCCAAGACCTGGCAGGACGTTCGGGATCAGGAATGTTGAAGCCAGAGGACATGAATTACGCCGTTCGGAGTTGCTCGGTCACTTCGATCTTGTTGTCTTCGTTGATGAGGTTGCCGATGACGGCCTGTTGGGTGCCGTTACGTCGCGTCTGTAGCCACGCCAGGTAGCGGACAGCTTCCAGATCGTGACCAGCATGATAGGTGTCGGCCGGCAGGATTTGGGAAAGGGTGAGGCCGTAGACGAAGACGAGCCGACGCTGGATGAAGTTCTGAAACCACTTCCAGTCGTCAGGCGTCATGGGGGACATCGGAAACTCCTTGTTCCCGATGGTCAGCATCTTGAGTTCCTGGGTCATTCGTTTTCCTTTCGATAGGAGGGAGGCCCTGTTGGGCTCGCAGTTGATTGATGGCTACCAGTTGGTCGGGGCCCTCAAAGACCACCTGTGGTTGAGTTATGTACGGGGTCATTTCCAACCACTTGTCCAGGCGGTTGGCGAAGGTAATGCCTTCCATGTCGCCGTTGACCAAGGTGCTGAGAATGCAGACGCCCTTGAGGGTCTGCGAAGCACGCACCAGCGTATCCTCGTCGTAGCCGCCGATCTGTTGGGCGACGGCATGAACGGCCGATTGTTGAAGAGGCAGAGGAAGGTGCTTGATTTTGGCCATCAGCCCAACGAAAGGATTGTACATTTCGCGGGCGATGCTCTCGATGGCCACCCTGTAGCTTCGCCTCTCCGCGTCCGTGAGGTAGTGCGGCATGAGACTTTCCTTTCTACGGGCTTAGGAAGTCGGCCAGCCCATCGCGGTCTGGTAGTTGCTCCACTGGGTCGCCTGGTCCGGCATGACGAACAACAGGCTGTTGCCTTCGCCTTCCGCTTCACACCGGATTACGTCCTTACCGGCGGCGTCCAGGATGGTCCTGACGTTGCGGAGGTAGACGCTGGGGGCGAAGTAGTATTTCTGGACGTAGTTCTCGCCCGGCTGCTGGCCGTTCTGATAGGTCGCGTCACCGAGATTGAGACGGATGGAGACGGACTGGTCCAACCACAGGAGTAACTCGGCAAGATTGCTGAGGTCCATGGGCATCGTGGCCTTGAACGTCCAGTCATAGGAGACTCGCCGCCGGCTGATGGCCCCGTAGGTGCCGCTGTGGGTGCAGTCGGCCTGGTTGTATTTGTGGTCGAGGGCCCACTGGCCTACGTCGATACGGAAGACTTGGGACGTGGAGGTCGAGCCGCCGTAGGGGCCCTGGAAGATGCAGCCCCCGACGCCACTGATGATTTGGCCACCTGGCAGTGTCATTTTTTAGCTCCTTGTGGATGGATTACGCGGGTCCGACGAGCGGGCCGGTGCCTTCGCCGGAAATTTGCACCCGAACCACGTCTTCCGCGTCCACCATCGGCATGATGAGCGTGGTGAGGGCGTTGCCTGTGTAGGCTTTGCCGCTGGCACCCAGATTGAAGGTGCAGGCGATGGGCGTGTCGGAGTCCAGCACGGAGTCCGGCGGGGAGTTGGCGTTCCACGGGGCCGTGGCGTTGAAACTCCACCGCTTGATGACGCGGGTGACTTCACCCCATCCGTTGCTGCATGTGGTGGTCGTGTTGACGTTGATTTCCTGCTTCCGCAATTCCCACTTCGTCAAACAGATCGTGGTGTTGGAGGTGCCATTGCCGAAGCTGATGGAACCGCCTTGGCCGCTGACATAAAGAACCATATCACTTCTCCTGGTTATGGTTATGGTGAACTACCGGATCGGCGGCTGTTTTAGCCATTAGCCGGAATTTTCGTCCCAGTAGATGACTTGTACGGTTAGTGAAACGGTCTGGACGCCGGAGCCTTTACCCGACTGGTAGAGGTACGGTTCGTCTACTTCGCCTGGGGCTACGACGTGCATGTGCATCACCGTGGTCCCGCCGGCCACCAGGTCGAAAGACCCGATGGGCGTGTTGTTGATGACGGTCTTCACCGCCTGGATCAGGTTCTTGGCCTGGTAGTATTGGGCGTATTGGTCGGTGCCCTTGACGTGGACGCCGAACTTCACCACGGCCACCGTCTTACGACCTCCTTGACAGGTCGTGTGTTCGGGGACCTTACTGACCACAGGGAAGGTCATGCCGACGTTGGGGGCATCCTGTGGCATTTGTGTCGGCCAGACACTTGCTCCAAAAGACGCTTTGATGCCAGCATCCGTTACGAGCCATGCTCTTAAATCCTGTTCAAAAACACTCATTGGTATCCGTCCAGATAAAGAGCCGCGGCCCATCACTCTTCCGGTTTCATTTCAGTCGCAAGTATCTCAAGCTCGGTCTTGAAATGGCCGATGTCCTGGACGCTCACGATGTTGAACAGGCGGTCGTCCATGCGAATACGCATGATTTGCAGGATGCCGGGCTGGTAGCGGCACAGGATGCGGTAGGGGCTCTCGGCCTCGACCTGAAAAGGCCACACAACCTCGTTTCCGGTCAGAGGCTCGAAACTTCCCCACGTAGCGATGCCGGTGGACATCCACGTCTGTGTCGGCACCTGATTCTTGTCAATGATCTCTACCGGCTGCTCAAACGTCAAGTAGTACCTGTAACGCCCGGCACGGTTATGAGGACGATCACTCATGGCGGCTCCTTACAGCAGGACGTAGCGGCCGACTGCCATGCTGTCGAGCAGCGACTTGACGCCCATGGGGACTTCCGTGGGATTGTCGAAGCTCACCGCTTCGCGTTGGTCGAACCACGCGGCGGCCAACATGCAGATCGCCAAGCGAGCCGCTTCCGGTACGGTGTCGTAGCCACATACGAGGTCAATCTGGGCGGCGTCCATTCGCATCTGCGTAGGCGGCCAGTACAGGCCGAAGGCCGGCGTAATGCGGGCTTGGAGACCGTTGTTGTCCAGCAGGTAAGTGCTGGGGTCGAGCGTCTGTAGGTTGCCGTCCAGGTCGTAGTATTTGATCTGGACGATGGACTTCACGGGGCTGCGGGGCACCCAGAGCGTGTACCATGCGTTCGGCAGTCGGTTGCCGATGAGGTTGGTCTGGTTCCAAATCCAGGGCCACACCTGCTGCGTCCAGAGGCTCGATTGGTAGATGTACAGGTTGATGAACCTGTCGATGGTCCAGCGGTACGTCGCCGTGACGAGTTGCTGCCCCAGATAGGACTCGCACCATTCGCGGGCAGCCGATACCATCGCCAGCAGGCGAGCGTAGTCGGCTTGGCTGACGACGCGACAGTGGGCTGCGGCCTCTTCGATGGAGACCGGTTCGGCGTCGGGCGGTACTATGATGTGCAGGCCCATAGGTGCTCCTACGGCACCGAAGTGCCTGTTATCCTTGCGATACGGCGATGCACACGGCGGTCGTGTTGCCCACGGTCGCGTTGACCGAGTACAGCTGGCCGGCGACGTGCGGGTCCGTGGCGGGCAGGTTGGCGATCACCACGTCGGACGCATCGAGCGTGCCGCCGTAGAAACCGACCGTGCCGCCGGTGCCGACCGCGAGTACGTTGCCGCCCTGTTGGATTTGGACGGGAGTGTCTTGGGTTGTGTCAAGTGCTGCGGACATGAGGGTTCTCCATTACGCCAGGGTCACGATGCCGTTGTTCACCCAGAGGCCGTTTCCGGTGCCGGGGTTGGACGTGGGCAGGAGCCTAGCAAGGTCGTTAAGGAAAGTCGTGGAAGTCTTGGCGGCGGTCACGGCGGCGTTGGCGATGACCACAGTGGTCACGGCGTTGGCGGCAAGGGCCGCGGTCGTAACAGCGTTGGCCGCGAGGGCTGATGTTGTCACCGCGTTGGCTGCCAGCTTGGCTGCCGTCACCGCGGAGTCGGCGATGTTGCCTGTGGCGACGGTGCCGACGCCAAGAGCCGTAATGCCGACCAACGTGATACCGGCTGCCGACACGTCAAGAGTCGAGCCGGCCAAGAAGGTGACGCTCGCTGTGTTGCCTACGACCATCTGGCCGAGAGGCTGAACTTGCAGCGGAGAATCGTAGAGAGGGTCCAACGCGGGCATAGCGGTCTCCTATAAAAGCCGCCACACCCGTCTTGATGCAAGAAAGGAAAAAAGTGCTGACGGGTGTTGGGCGGCAGGATGGCTTAGGCGTTGGCGAACAGGGCAGCCGCTTGCACGGGAGTCGTGTTCTGTTCGGGAACCTCGCGGCCCGTGAGGATCGCGTAGATTTCGCCGACTGTCGTGTTGTTCGACCGCGTGACGGTGGCCGCCACGTACCGCTTCGAGAGACGAGGCAGGTCGAGAACTTCGGTCACGAGGGCCTGGGTCGCACCGCCGACCGTAGCACCGGAGACGGCACTGAGGCTGTTGCTCAGGTCGCCGTAGACGGCACCCAGCGTAGCCAGCGAACCGTCGCCTACCGTGGTGATGAACGTGACCGACTGGAAGCCGGCCATGTCCACGGTGTCAGAGGTAACGGTCGAAAGACCGGAGACGGAAGCAGCCTTAACCTTCACGATTTTCGTGCTAGTGGTCAGATTACGAATCCACATGGTAGGAACTCCTAAGAGGGTTGTTGACGGCGGGGCCGTCGTTTGATTGCCGTGGCCTGTTCTGCCGGACCACGAACGGCTGTTTCGATGACGGCTATCCCGCGTTGGATGAGCCGTTGGGCCTCCGTAGGGGTCGCGGCATAAACGGACCCCTCGGGGCGTGACTTGAACGTGTTGCCCACCACCGAAGCGATGGGCTGGGTCAGGATGACTCTGGGCATTACGCCAAGGCCAATGCCTTCACGGGGTTGGTGCCGGCGTCGATGAGGTCGCCGTCCGCTTCCATGTAGCCGATGAATCCGTCCTGGTCGTACTCAGCAAACCGCTCGACCAGTCTCTTCATGCGGATGCTGGCGACTTCCCTGATCTTGTACTTCGACAGGTCGCCGAAGAGGACCAACTTGTTGACGTTGGTGCCGTCGATGCAGTCGCCGCTGATGTCGTAGGGCATTTCCTGGCAGACCTGGTACGGGTACTCCCAAATCTTGGGTTCCTCGCCCGTGGTCACGCTGCCGGCCGTCCAGAGGTAGCGGCCCATGCCGTCCTTGAGCAAGCGGAGCAACGCCACCATCTTGTCATGGAGCAGGAAGCCGGCCCCAGGAGCCGCACGATAGGCGGGGTCCACGGAGAAGATGAAGTTCGACAGGTCGTCGAAGGTGATACCCGACGCAGCCGCCGTGGTGTAACCCACCGGAGCCGCGTTGACGATACCACGGGGAACGATGCCGTTGCCGCTTCCGACCGCGAACTTGCGGGCCTCGATACGGCCGAGACGTTCGCCGATGATCGAACCGATCACGCTGGCGAGGTTGAAGGCCGAGTCGCGGAGCAACTCGCTGGAAATCTGGATCAGCTTGCTGCTGAACTTCTGGGCCCCGAAGATGACGGCACCCATCTTGGGCGGCGTGCCGGTCAGGCTGGTCGCCACGTTTTCGCCAAGCAACTCACCGACGTTGATCGCAGCACCGCCGTAAACGGGGTCCACACTCACGCCATCCGTGTCGGCGATGGTCGGCCACGGCAGGGGTTGGGCGGTTTCGGTTCGCATGATGTCGGCGACGTTGCGGACGCCACCGTAAGCACGCAAGGCCATTTCGAGGTTGGCCACGAACCCTTCGGGCACGGTGTAGCCGCCGAGGGTGTCAACGCTGACGCCCATGGCTGCACGAGCCTCGCGGGTGCAGAGGCCCTTGCCGCGGGTAATACGGCCGGTCCCACCGAGACGCCAAGTGAAGTCACGGTTGTAGAGGCTGACGCCGCAAGCGTGGGCCGCGGCACGGTGGCTGTCGGTCACTTCGTCCGGCAAGCCGTTCTGGACCAACGCCCAGCCCTGGAAGGCGATTTCCCGCTGTTCCTGGCTTTTGCGAGCCCGCTGCACGACCTGGCCGACCGAAACCGGTGCGGTGCGGGTGCTGGACTCTTCGGCGATCTGGGCCACGCGGGCAACCACGTCGGCTGCTTCCTTCTCGGCCCGCTCGCTGGTCTGGATTTGCTCGGTCAGGCCGTCGAAATCTTTGTTGACGGTATCCCAAGCGGTACGGTCTTCGGCCGTCCAGGTAGCCTGACGATCAGCCAGGGTCTTGATCTGGACGCCGACTTCGGCTCGCTTCTCGCGGAGTGCTTTTGCGGACATGAACTTTTCTCCAAATGGGCGGGCCGAACCGGAGGGACTCCCTTGGGTGCGGCACCGCAAGGGGTGAATGATTTGTTTCGTACAAACAGCCCGCAAGACACGAAGTCGCACGGGAGAGTTACTCATCGACGGCGTTAGAGGGTCAAGGCCACATGCCGCCAACAGAATGGGGCTGAGGGCCCCTAGGTACGTCTGTTCAGTACAATAATGTAGAAAGTCCCGAAGGTCAATAGGTTCGGGAAGAATTATGTCCAGAAACAGTTACGGCCACGTCGGCGTTCCCCAGACTTCCGTGCCGGTTAGAACGCTGCCGTGGCCGCACTGCGAGACCTCGTAATCTTACCACAGGGGTTCTGGTTGTAAAGTCCCAATCCCAAGTTCGTCCATAAACCCTTACGCGGCATCCTCTTCCGTGGTTTCGTCATCGTACTCGTCGTCGGCCTCCGGCTCCGCTTCCACGAACCCTGTGGTCGTGTTGGCATCAGGGTCCCACGCCTTGTCGGCCTTGATCTTCGCCGCCAGCGTCTCCAAGACCCCCTCCGTGTCCAGCCAGTATTGCAGCACCTCGCCGTCGTCCTCCGTGTAGCTGACCGAGATCACGCTGCCCAGTATCGGCAGCACCGCGGTGTTCTCCAAGGCGTTGACCGCGGCCTCGCGGGGTTCGACCCCCAGGCCCGGCTGCTTCAATCCGCCGCTATGCACCAACCACACCTTCGGTAGGGGCTTGCCCCTCCGGTCGTGCGTCAGTGTTCCGTTCGGCCGCTGCCGGTCCATCACATCCCTTGTCGTCATCTTGCAACCCTTTCCTGAATTTACCGATGTCTAGCCGGCATGAAGCGATAGTTCTTGCCCATGATGGTCCCCTGCTTAGGTGTCAAGGTTCGCCAACGCCATCGCCAGGGCCTCCACGAATCCGTCGAACCGCTCGTCCGGCACGCATATAATCACCGGCCGTGGAACTTCCTCGTGGTCCATGAACTCTTCCCAGGTGTCGTAATGCTCGACCACGGAGAGGTAGTGGAAGATGGGGCATCGCGGGCCGATAACCACCACCCGCTTGCCTTGGCCCAAGGCGTAGCCGAACTCGACATGGCAGCCGCCGAGGCCGCCGGCATTGGCATACTCTACCGGCAACTCGGTGAAGACGACCAAGGTGGTCGCTCGGTCGAGATTGGACAAGTCGCGGGCGGCACTTTCGGCGTAGGTATCCTTGTCGCCGTACAGCCATTCGCTGACCACGTTGCCCAACTGGGCGGCGTAGTCGGCGATTTCCTCACGCCGACCGTATCGGCCAGCGAGGTAGAACTTTTCACTCATTCGATTTCCTTTCCACAGCAAACAGCACGTCGGTGTGCTGATCCACGAACTGTTGGGCCGCCGCGGACCACGCCACGGTGTAAGCCAGCCCCAGTTCGACGTATTGCGGCAGCACGTTCATCCACAGCCTGATGGCTGGATCGTTCGGCGAAAACGCCGCGTAGATCGCCGGCCGGTTGTGAGCCAACATAAAGCTCACGCCCGTGGGGGTGAAGAACCACAGGTGGGTCTTCCGGGGCACCAGGATCGAGGCGTCCTGCTCGACACAGGCCCGAAGGCTATTGACCTTGAACGTGATATAGTTCAAGTTCGTCTCCGGCACCGTCTTGATCTCGACCAACTTGCTCTGGCCGTCGATCACGAAGTTCTTGTCCACCTGGTAGAAGGCGGCGTCGGCCTCGATCAGGCCGCCGGTGTTATCGACCCCGTGGTCTTCGATCACCACCGTATCGGAGCCGGCGTCCAACAGGTGCAGCCTGAACGCTTCGGCCCACAGCCGTTCGCGGTTGGTGAAGTCCGCCACGTTGGCCGCGAAGGTCTTCACCGGTCGGATGTCGCGTCGGCTATCGAGGCTCATACTTCCTCCCGATATTCCATCTGGACTTGGAGGTAGTGGTCGCTGTGCTCGCGGACTTCGGTTTCCGTTACCCATTGTTCGCAGCGGGTCGCGTCGGACCACCAGACGCAAAGGTAGCGGACGCCGGCTGCGTCGATCTGCACGGCGATGACCATAGCCTTACGCTGGGGGCCGAAGTTCTCTTCGTCGTTGCCGCAGCCGATGACGACCTTGGAGCCCAAGGCCAACGTGCGGGTCGTACTGATGTTAGGCATCATGGTTCTCCGTATCGGGGTTGCTGCACCGCGGCGGGTACGACGGTCTCCGGCCGCGGGGATGGGGACGAGCGAAGTATTCCCGTGCGGCAGCAACGTGCTCAGACCCATAGATGCGATTGCCCAACCGGTCGTATTTCGTCGGTGGGATGAAACCTTTCCACAGGGCGTATTCCAGAGTCGAGCGAGTAACCTTGAGACCCTCAGCGTTGAGCAAGGCGAGAAATTCAAACCTATACATACGTACACTCCTCATCATAGGGCGGTATGCCGTAGTTGGACAGGGGACCACGTTGGTCGGCTGGACCATCTTGGTGAAGTCGGGCCGGTCGTCCAATTCAGCGGGTAGATGGCCGGCTTTGATTTCTTCCTCGAAATGGATGATGAAGGCGATATTGGCGGCAATAGCCGCGGCATGGTCTTCGTCGTCCTCACGCATTTCATAGGCCGCCAGGTGCCGCTCAAGACTGTCGAGACAGCGAGAAATCGGAATGCCGCGGGCATAATTCCACGGCTCGTACTTCACGGCTCCGGCAGTAAGCCAAGCTCCAAGCCGCCGCTTGAATTGCGGCGAAATCAACGCGAGCCGCGGCTTGCCTTCTGCGGTATCCCGCACGGCCCCGCCGGCAAACTGTTGACGGGTGCCAGAATCTTTCATTTCCACAGAAATCTCCTTTCGTAAATGCCCGAAGGCCCCCTACCCTACCGAACCGGACCCCACCTAACCCTACCACGCCACACTCCGCCCAACCCCGCCACACTTGACACTACTAATTCATCGGGCTCGGCACCGCAGCCAACGTCGGCCGCTGTTTGTTCGCTCCCGCCATCGCTTGGAGCACCCACCCTTCATGCAGCAGGTGTTTCTCATGTTCGATGATGTCGGGAGCCGCCAACTTCCGAACATCGACCCCCATGTTCCGGTAAAACGACCGACGCATCTTACGCCGGCCATGGCTAAACGTGCGGGCGTTGTAGGCCGCCGCAAGTTCATCCGTCAGGATGTGCAACGCCCCCCGCACTTCCGCGATGGTAATGACTTGCTGATGGTTTTCACGAAACCGGCGGCTGATGTCTTCTTTCAACTTGAGCACCTGCAACTTGAAGGTGCCATGCTTCGCCGGCAACCCCACCAGCATTTCCAACTGCGGCAACGTAATCACGTCGCCTTTCTTCAACTTGCTCAAATCCAATTCAACCATGATTCTTCCTTTCTAAAAAAAAACCCCTGCCTCACCTCACCAGACCACACCTCGCCCCACCATACCGGACCCTACCGAACCTCGCCCGACCGCACCATACCATATTTGTATTGGTGGTTGTCTAAAAGAACCGCACCTTACCTTCCCACCGAGCCGTGCCTTACCTAGCCTGACCTTGCCAAACCATTATTCCACAATCTCAAAACGGCCGAACGGACCACCGTGGGGGCTGCTCGGCCGGCGGTCGCCAAGACCGACAAACTGCCCCGTGGCCCGGAGCCACGTCAACACCTTTTCCTTATCCACCTGGTCGGGCTGGTAGTGAATCTGCAAGTTCAGCTTCCAACCCGTGGGAAACCGCGGCCGGAGACGCGGCACCTTGCTGGCCCCGACACGCACCATCCGCATATAACGAAAGTTCGCGTCTTGGAACAACTCTTCGGGATCGCTGGGGCCGTCGTATACCAACACGGCGTCGTCCACCAGCACGCTGGCCGCGGCCAACTTCCCTTCCTTGGTCTTCCGGCTGCCGTTCAACAGAGCGGCGAACAACATTTCGCCCGGAATGCCCGGCACC